GCACCTGACTCTTAATCAGGGTGTCCAGGGTTCGAACCCCTGATCGCGTACCATACCAAAAACCGCTTTAACACTGCGTTTGAGCGGTTTTTTATTATTCTAAATTATATTGCATTTTAGGCGTTTGACTATATTCTGACTATCAGCACTTTTTTGTTGTGTCGGATATTATTTTCAAAATTTTTTTAATTTTTTTTGAAAAAAGGCTTGACATACCACCCATTGGGTGGTATAATAAAGACAAGAAATGAGGGAAACCTCAAAATAATAACCAAAAGCAATAAATTTTAGGAGGAAAAGAAAATGAAGAGATTTAAGGTAACAAACGAAATGTACAAAAACGGTAATGTAGTAGAGGCAAGTCGTGATAATTACGCAGGCGATTATGTAACTGCTGAAAGCGAAGCAGAAGCAATCGAACTATACAAAGATTTTCTAATTGAACAAATCAGAAACAACAACCTAAACGCTGAAATCGTTGATGATGAAATTGTTGTAACAGATGATGAAGAAAACGAAGTTGAAAGATTTATCAATTTTGAAATTGAAGATTAATTAAACTTATCCCCTGTCATTCAAATGACAGGGGATATAGAATAAAAGGTGATAATATATGGATTGCAAAATAAAACAAGCTCGACTTGCGGCAGGTCTGACGCAAGCTGAACTATCAAGACGGTTTGAAATCCCTTTAGGTACTCTCGCCCATTGGGAAAAAGGGGACCGTCAACCGCCAGCTTGGGCGGAGAAATTGTTGCTTGACGCAATAAACCGCATAAACGAAAACAAATAAAAAATAGGTGGCACGCAGCCACCTATTTTTTTATCCTATTTATTATACAATCCGCAACGATATTCACGTGCAATAGCACGTAAATCTTTGTAGGATAAACCTAATCTGCCATTCTCATCACCCTGTACCGCACCGCAGTCCATAGCCGCCTGCACCGCAGGACGCGCCCACGGCGGCATATTATTATCGTTGTAGTCGTATACCATTGTAGTTTGGACTACGTTTACCAACTGTTTATTTACGTCTTTTAATTCGGCAATTTCCGCCGCCTGTTTTTCGATTAATGATTTCAATTCTGTATATTGTGACATTGTCAAACCCTCCGTATTTTTTAATATCGCTTTCACATTTTCTTTGAATTTTATCCAACCTGTATTATTTTTTGTCGCCCATTGTGCCGGACACTGTTTGTCCCACACATCATAATGTCGTAGCACAAATGTATCTACTGTATCAGCTGTAATACCTATATATTTACACAATTCAGCACACAAATAGGCTGTATTACTGATTGTTTGTTCTGATACGGTATAATTACCGCTACAACACATTTCAATGGATATGCTGTTTTTATTTCTACAATCGGCGTGTTTGTAAACTGATGTACCGCCGACCGCCCACGCTGCATTATTTAACGCAACTGATTGATAACAACTATTTGCGTCGACAAAATAATGTGCTGATGCACTGCGTGAACCGCCGCTGAAATAATTTGCGTTCGCTTTGGCGGTGTCAGAGCTGTTGCCTGTATAGTGAATTACAACATATTTCACATCACGACTACCATATGAATAGTAGTTCGCTGATGATGATAGTATCGACGTATTAATATTAATACCGTTAAACTGCGTTAGTGGAAAACCGTTATTTATTGTTCGCATTTTCTATCACTCGCCTTTCTTTCCGTCCAATTCTGATGTCATAGTGTTTAGCCATTTTTCAATTCCACTTCGCAACTTGTTCGGGATTGGCAAACCACACAAACACATATTTTTCAGTATTGATATACTTTCATACATTATGTACAACAGGCAGAAAAACTCACAAATCCCCACCTGCGTAACGCCGATATATTTTAATATATCTTCCGGCACGAACGGCATCATATTAAACCCGATTAGTTTGTCTAACACCGCCAGAAAAACAACGGATAAAATCATAGCTATTTTTCTGATGGCTCCGTCTATGCCGAAACAGCTGTTGAATTTTTTTTCTTTGATTGCTCGGAGCAAGCCGAGAGTTGTATCCAACATTACTGCAATAAATACAGTCTTGACAAATAGGTTACACGCCAATGTAACCCAAAATACATTAATTGTTTCCCATATGTTCATTTTTTAACCTCCATAATTTCTTTTTTGTCGTCTTCTGTGATAAATCTGGCATTTACAAATGTGTTTAAATCCTTTTCTTTGTAAATGCCCTTTTTGTAATACATTTTAATTAGTCGTTTGTTCATTTGTAATTGCTACCTCCATTTCCGCAATTCTTAATAACAGCATTGCGTTGATTTCATCCTGTGTCAGCTCACCGTTCATAATGGACTGAACGTGCTGTTTTAATTCTGTCATACTGTTGTATGTTTTCGCCTGTATCTGTTCCAACTGTTCCGCCGTAGGCTGTTCAAATGTTATGTCCGTATGCTGAATTTTTGCGATTTCGACGCCCATATCAAAATTGTCGTCAGTTTCGGCGAATTTATCATTGACAATCCTGCGTTTTATACGCAATATATCCCTATCGGTATGTATTCCGTACACTGTGCCGTCAATTTCAACACCGTGTTCATAGAAATACGCTGTTCCGTTTTTCATATGAAATTTGTACATTACGCGTCACCCCCTGTCACATTTCCGTCCACAACACACGTATCACCGAATGTTCCGATTGATACGGCATTTGTCACGTTATTTTTGACTACTGTTTTACCGTCGCTGTATATAATTGAAAAATCCGCATTTGCCGTTACGGGTGTCATTGCCCTAAACATATTATCTGCTATGAACGTTTTACTGCCGGCGGTGATTAGGTTACACTGTCCCGACGCAGGGCCAGCGGAAATGTGCATATAATTTCCGCATATAACGGTATAATTTCCGCATTCGATAAAATCAATATATTCTGCATTGATTTTTATAACAGACATTCTGTTTCCGCTGATTAATGTAATCCCCGTGGTGGATATAAACGGTGTTTTTGTGTTCTGTGTAATTGTTGTAAATTCATTGTCCGAAATTTCGCCACCTATATCGATACTGCAATCAGTAAACGTTTTAAATATATTGCCTACTATTTTTTTACCTATATCAATACTGCAATTTGTAAAACCGGACATATAATTGTTTACAAATATAACTGTCGGCGCTTGCAACATATAGCCTAATGTTTGTTCTTTTTGTGTGAAATTCAAAAATTTGTTACCCATAACAAACGAATTGCCTGCGATTTTTATTTCGTATGTCAAATTATTTGCCGGTGCACCTGCGAACGTATCTATGACGTTGTTCAAAAACAGAACGTTGCTCATTTCAAACGTTGATACACCGAATTGATGTGTACTGAATATATCGTAGAATGTACAGGATATTATCTGTGAACTACTTTGCGCTGATAATACTGTCGGATTAACCGTGTCCGCCGTTACAGTGTCCGTGTCCTCTGTAAATTTTACATTTTGCATTTTAGCGCCATCCGGCAAATGGAAAATATACTGTTTTTCAGCAGGATTTGTGTTTTTGAACATAATTGTATCGCACATCGAACCGTCTAACGACATACCGCCCTTCAACGGAATTGCCACACCGTTATTAGTTCCCGTCATTCCGTAACCCGACTTCATATTTGCATTTGTGATAACGCACAATTCACCTACAGGATATATAATACTTTTATACGGCGCGCTATCTATCGCCGCCTGTAATTTTAATTCGTCGTGGTCGCCGTCGCACATGACAAATATTTGGTTTTTGGTGATGTCTGTAACTGTTTTATCAATTTCGGTGATTTTTGTTGTATTGGCAGTAATTTTTGATGTATTCGCGTTAATATCATCACGCAATACCGCCACACATTCATCATCATAACAAACGGCGGATTGTATTAATGTTTCCTGTTCACACACATTGCCCGTCGGGTCACCGTTTGTATAAAAGTTATCCGATACAATTCGGAATGAAATTGATTTAATTTCTTTTTTTACAGGGATTTCAATTTTAAATTTTGTTGTTTTATACGTTTCTGATGTGCCGTTTATCGTGATTGTTTTATCACCTGTATCGGTTGCTGTGTAATATGACTGTCCGAATGTTTCTGTTGTTGTATCAGTGTATGTAATCAATACGTCTGTTTCACCTATATTCAAACCGCCACTGTCGCAACCGTCCCCAGCTATATGACGTGACGCCACATTGAATGTCAATTCTAATGCGGTTTCCGTTTTCGGTTTACGGCGGAAATTATCAACAACAAAATTGTGATACAAATAATACGTTCCGTTTTCAAACGAACCCGAATATGACAAATACTGTACACCGCTGTCGTCAGTGACTAATGTGTTGTCACTGTTGACGTATTTAGATAAATCATAAAACAGGTTATCCGTTGTCAGTTCTGTATTTATATCTGCTATTTTTGCTTTCAACTCGTTGTCCGCCGCCTGTCGGTCCAAAATTTCAGTACTGATTTTTTCATTCAGTGAATGCTCTGCACCCTCTCTGTCCGAAATTTCAGTTGTCAGTTTTGTTGCAATTTCATTGACCGCCTCTAAAAACGAATTTTTATTATCGGTTTTTAGCCCGTTCAAATTGTTGATACCTGTAAACGTTTGCGCCCTGTTGTACATTGTTGTTACTGTTGCTGTGTTATATCCTACCGTCATTAATGCGACAGTTCCCTCTTCCGGTGACGTTTCAACATCTTCAACCGTCATTGTCAGCGTACCTGTTTCGGGTGAATAATATATACAAATATATTTGTCGCCGTCCTCACCTTTTCCGCAACCGAACGTTGCTGATAAATCCGCCGCCTGTATTGAATAACCGTCTAACAGGATTTTTGATTTAACCGTGTTACCCGCTACTGTAACCGTGCCTGTACTGTGTCCTGCGTCGATACTGACAGCCATATCCGCCGCAGTCAATGAATATGTAACAGTATGCTTTGTCGTTTCATCAGTGCCGTACAACTCTGTTTTGTCAGCCTTTTTGCTGTCTGCTGTCTGTCTTTCGGTGATTTCACTGTCAATATTACGTTGCAGTTCATTATCCGCCGCCTGTCGTATTGTTACTTCGTTGCTTATGCGACTGCTTAACGAACTATCCGCACTTTCCCTCGCTTTGGTTTCGGCTGTGATTTTGTCTGCCAAACCTACATCAGCGTTGGTGCGTTGCGTGATTTCTGTGTCCAATTTGTCGGACAGTGTGTTGTGGTCGGTTTGAATTGCCGTGAAATTATCACGAACAATCTTCCACCAGTCCTTTAACAGCGTTTTTCCGCTAAAATTAAAATTTAATTTCATTTTATCATTCCTTTCTAATCGTAATTGATTGGGATTTCATTAAAAAAACACGCCGTAAGCGTGCTATGGTGGTATTCGTCTGTACATTGTGTCACCTCATTTTGGGTACGAAAAAAGCACTCACCGTTTTGGCAAGTGCCTTTCTTGATAAAATCATATTTTGTCGTTATTTGCAAGATTTTATCTTTTACTTCAACAATGGCTCTATTTCATCTACAAATTGGTCGTACGGAATAACACTTCTATCCTCTACCAAAAGTGCTTGGCAAGAATATATTTCTTCCTTATCTTTTAATATTTTAATCATTTTTGTATCATAGTCGTATTCGGGCTTACAATCTGTATTTTCCGTCATATCCCATATAAAACCTAATGACACATAATACACTCCGTCTTTTTGAACTATATAAAGGTCGTTGTTTATATATTCTGCCGGTGGTGTATATTTACTTGCTACTGCCATAGTATCATCTTCTTTCTTTTCTGATATTGTGGCGGTGCTTGTTTGTGTATCATACTGTACGTCTTTTCCCAATGCCTCACTTACTGCTCTTATAGGCAAATACGTTGTATCATTGTACAGGAAGTTATCCTCTTGTACTTCTTTCCCGTCCACAACAACTTTTATTGTATTCGGCAAAACGTTTATATTTTGCCATACATCGGTCGCATATGCTCCCGCACACGATATAACACCCATAACAAGCATACCGCATATAAAACTCTTGATATTTTTCATAATAAAAACCTCCCTTTTGATACCCAAATTGTACCACAAAGGAAGATTTTTGTAAATACTTTTATGAAATTCCCGTTATAAGTCCTCCCGAAACTGTTACAGTTTTTCCGTCTGCGGTTTGAAATGTTCCGTTTGCTCCTTGCTCAAACTTCCACTGCCCTACGCCGTGTGTCGCACCATTTCCACCATATAAGATAGTATTTCCCTGTAATTGTATATATGCTTCACTGATACTGTTATATACTTGGAAAACCACTTTTCCGTTATAATACAATATTAAATCGGCATATCTTCGACCATTACTGCTCGGTGCATTACACCACAAGCCATACTTATTGCCGTCAGCGTCGTAGCTTTGGATACCGTTTTTGTCTATAACGGTCCTTGCTTCTGTATCTGTACCCGTTGCAAATATACCCGTTATCGTTACATTACCGTCCTCGTCCATTTTGATTGTTTTCTTTTCCAACTGATTGAACAACTCAAAAACAAATTTACCGTCCATATTGCCGAGATTTATACGGCGTCTGCCCTTATTATCTTCGATATATAGCAAATCACCGTCTAACAGCAGTTTTTTGTTATCTGATTCAACGGGGTTTTGGGTACTGTTCACCGTACCGTGAAAATAGCTTGTTTTCAGCTTATTCGCTCTGCCCGAATTTTTCTGAATAGTTTTAATCAGCTTACCCATATACCACGCGCGGTAATACGCATTAGCCAATGTAGGCTGACCGATTGTTACTGACGGCTGTTTTGCACTGTATGGGTAATACGTCATTGATACAATTCGTTGTTTATGTTCGATATTATCTTCAAAAACGTGTACTGTATCACCCAACGCAATTTTATAAAAATCACCGTACTCGGCAAGTTTACTCAAATCAACCACGTCACCTGTGATTGTCAGTTGAGGGCGGTCAAGTCTGAAATCGTTACCCTCACCCTTTAAGTCCCACTCACCGAATGCCTTTAGCTTTTCGGGGTCATCGTAATCACTATAATCTCGGTACGCCTCACGAATACCGTACTTCTCAATACCCTCTTTACTGTCAATGTACGGCTTACCGCCGTTTACAGATGAAATCGTCAAATCGTCCTTGCCGTACATATACAGTCTTGTCGTCAGCTCTTGCGTGTTTCTCTCGACTGAAAGACTTGTCATATTCTTCTTTATTGACATTCTCACGCCGTTATCCTTACCGATACGCTCCACAACCGCAAATCGGTAATTGTCATAATATATTTCACCCCTGCCGTAAGCCTCTATGACGTTTTGAATTACGTCATAAGTATTTATCTTATCAGTCGGGTAAAAGTCGATTTTAACGCCGTCTGCGCCTATTCTCGTCATACCCATTTCCTTAAGTTCACTGTCGGGTATAAGCTCAAACTTTGTATCGGCTATCGCAAGTTTTATAACGTCGTATGGGTCAACACCAATCGTTGATTTTGTCACGTCCGTATCGTTGCCGATTGTCGGCAAGTGATGATGAAGTGCGTCATCATAGAATATCCTGTTAGCTTTCACCGTCATAATTCTTGAACCGCTGTAATCTCGCTTTACAAGTGTAATGCGGTATGCTTGTCCTTCAACCGATACTATACGATTTTCTTTTATAAGCTCCGCTTTTTCGTCTTTCATAGGGTACTTAAAAGAAACTGTGTGCGTTTCCTGCAATCCCTCGAACACCGCCACTTCGTACGCCTTATTCAGATACGCAAGGCAACCACCTGTGAAGTCTGTTTCGTTCCATTCGTGTAATTTAAAAGCCATGTTATTCACTCCATTTCATATTGTCAAAATCTACGTCGTACAAAAATTTAGGCGTGTAATTTATCTGCACGACACCGCCGCCTGTTACCGTTATCGTGTTATCCAACCCCGGGACAAGTTCAAAGAAATCGCCCGATATATCCGTCATAAGGCTTGTATTTCCGCTATAAACTATTTCTTTTTCGCAGTCGATAACTATGTCGCCTGTGTAATTAACAGTGATACTCTTACCGTTATTGCCTATGGTAAACGGACTTGTTGCACCCGTTACCATTATAATCGGTTTGACGTGTACATCACCGACATTCGGTACATTCTTATATGTGCCACTGCCATTCAATGTTAAATATTCATCTTGACCTATCGGAATTTCGGTATCAAGCGTCGTATCTGTATCAAGGCAAGGTCCGTTCAGCGCGTCAAATATAAGCTCCGAAAAAGGCTCTGCCTTATACGTCACTGACAAAACGGCTTTTCTGCCGTCGTGTTCGGGTGTATATGACACGCTGTCCATTACCCTTACATTCCATTTAACAAACGGCATATCGTTAAAAATAAGCGTGCCTTTGCCCTTAAACCAACGGCTTATAGCGGTTAGCTTTTTGTTTAATTCTTCGGTACTGTCCGCACCGAGGTTAAAATCAATCTGAAATTTTCGTGTATTGAAATATTCGTGACCCGACACGTCAGTAAAATCATATTCACCGTCTGTTTCGTCGGCACTTACGGTAAACTCCTTTACCTGTGGAAATACGGGACGGTCCTTTGTTCTGACCGTCACTCGCTTAAAATCCGTTGTATTTTTGCCGTTAAATTCAAAACCGTTACGCATATCTTTCCTCCTATAATCCTACGTATTTGTTCAATGCATCTTGTTTTTCTTCCGGTGTCATTTGCATGAAGTTATTTATGATCTTCCTGTTGTCGCTCATTGAATTATTTTCAATTTTGAAACTATCGAATTTGTCAAGCATTCGACTTAGCAAACTTTCTATATTACCGCCTGTCGCCGAAACCTTATCGGTTATCGTTGCTACATATGCAGATATGTTGATGTCGGCATTTTGCAATCCTGTAAGAATGTTTTTCTTGCCGTCCTCCATTTGCTTGTATTCAGCCTCAAGACTTTCAATAGTGGCATTATTCTTTTTCTGTAGTTGGTACAATTCTTCATCACGTTGCAACTGTTTCATTTGTTCCTGCAACTCTTTGTACTTCTGTTGCCCCTTATCAGTAACTGAATTTGCGTACACATCAAGTTGTGCCTGTACCTCTGACATATCTGTTTTGCGATCCTGTACGTCCCAACTGTCACGAAGTTCTTGCTCTTGCTTCGAAAATTCATCTTTGACATTTGAAATATAGTCTTGTTGCTTTTGGAGCAGTTCGTCAACCGCACTTGATTGCGACTTGTACAGTTCCATACTGTACTTGTTCGTGTCGTCAATAAATTCCTCAAAACTGATTTTACCCGCATTGTAAAACTCTTTTACTCGGTCAATCTTGCGTTTTAGGAAATCTTCCTCGCTGTCACCATACTTATCCCAATCATCATATGTACTTCTTAACTCCTGCCATGCGTCTGCGTCTTTTTGCCACGCCGAATACTCGTCAGCATTTTTTTGAGCCACTGCGTCATAACGTTTTTCTTCAAGTGCCTGTTTTTCCTCGACGTATTTTTGATAATTGATAACGTCATTCGCATAAAATTCTTCAAGACGTTCCGCCTCTCTGTCGATACCTGCAATGTAGTCGTCTATCGACATATTGTGATACTTTTGCTGATGTTCAAGCCAACTGTCCGAGTAGCTTTTCATATCATCGTAAAGCGTTTCGCCTGCGTCCGACACGTTGTCAACATAATCGTCCCAAGTGATTTTTGCGTCTTGTAAATCTTGATAATTTCTGTCTTTTATACGTTTGAAAGCGTCAAGCGGTGTGTCGCCGTTGTCTCCCCAATCGTTAATTGCACTGTGTTTTTCAAGGTATGCCTTTGACTGTTCGTTGAACTCTTTCGTCTGTTTCTGCATAATAGAGAAAATTTGTTCCTCAATATCGGCAATATCCTTGTCGTTCGATTTGAATTTCTCTTGAAATTCTAACCACTTTTCTAATTCTTGTGCGGTCGTTACTGCGTGCGTTTTGGTGTAATGCGTCCAATCGTCCTTGGCTGATGTAAACGCGTCCGAATTGTCTTTTCCTGTTGCGTAATGCGGTATACCCATACCGTTCATTATCGCTTTGGTTTGCGACGCTGTGTACACCTTTGCACCCTTTGACAACGGCAACAACACGTCCTTGCCCTGCGGTATAAATGCACGTCCTTTGTCAACGATTAATTCTCGTGGGTCAGATATGCCCTTTTCATCATTAACCATTGCCAAACCGCCCTCAAAATTCTGCGTACCTTTTGCGACTTTCTTTTTGACGAACGTTCCCGTACTGCCAAAACGTGCCGCAGGAGCACTTTTATCGCTTAGTCCCTCTATAGACGAACCCTCAACAGAAACAGTATAATGGACTGTCGCAAATTTATCTTCAGGTTGATAGCCGTCAGGTTCTGCACTATTCTTCTTAAATGTAACATTGCCCTCTTTGGGTGGTGCCGTATAGTTGTCGGGTTCTGTGCTGTCGTTAGTCCATATAACTTTACCCGTTGCAGTGATTTCACCCAACTTATTACCATTCAAATCGTTAATATCAAAACCGCCTGTATCGATATTAAATTTAATCTGAACTTCGTCATTTTTGACAAGTTCTTTTAATTTTTCATCAGCTGTGTCCAATACAGAAATATCGCCCTCTGCACCGACTTGCAGTTTTACGTCACCTTTTGTATTTACATCATCTACAGCCTGTTGAAGTTCCTTTACTACCGAAATGTTCCCGTCGGCATCTATGACTATACGCTTATTCTCCGGAATCAGCCCCATGCTGTGTGCTAATTCGTTTGCCTGTTCGGTAATAACATCAAGTTTACCGTTTTCGGCAGCCTCTTTTACAGTCTTAAATCCGTTTTGCAGTAAAGCGGCATTTGTTGCAATATCACCTGAATATGCTCCAAACTTTTGCATTGAATGAACATAATCGTTAATTATATTATTCAATTCTGTTCCGTCACCATTTGCCGCTTTTTCCCACGCAGACTCTAAATTATCAACTCCATTCATTGCCAATGCCGCGGCTTGAGCATAACTGTTCATATCCAGTTTGCCCGCTGAAATAAATTCTTTCATATCGGACAATGATTTTTCCACACTCTCATTATCCTTATTTGCCACTGACATTTTTAACAATTCAAGCTCCATGTTAGACAGTTCTTCTGCTGTATCATGTAGTTCTTGATGTGAACCGTCCAAATCATCAAGTTGTTTTTTATAATCTTCAAGTATTCCTGTCGCAACCTTATAACTACCAGTTATCGAGGCAAGCACACTTTCTGCATTTTTAGCGGATTCATCCGTTATCGCATTTTCATAGTCACTACCTATTGTATTTTTATATATTTCTTTGGCTTTTTCGTATCCCTCAGCCGCAGTAATTTCATTGTCCGCTATTTTTGCGGTAATATCACTGACTTTAGACTTTGCCTCTGAATATTTAGTCTGCAATTCTAATTCTTGGTTATAATTTTCTTGTGCCTCGCGTCGTGTTTGTATATAATTAGCATTATTATTTACTAATTCAGATAATTCGGCACGTTGATTATTTATGTTAGATTGCAATTCATTCTTGGTTAGTTTTGTTACTTGTTCAACAGCGTCGTCCAAATTAGAATTATCGGAATTGATTACAAGATTATATTCTTGCGATAGCATTTCCTTTATTTCTTCTAACTTGCTTTTTGCATTGTCAACTTGTTCTTGACTGCTTTCAGGGCTTTCAATAACCATTTTTAACGATTTGATTTGCCCCTGTACTTCATTCAGCGATTTGTATTTTTCAAGGCTTTCTTTGACCTTTTCATTACCCTTGGATAGTCCCTCGCTCCACCTGTATTGCGATTGATACCATTTGTCATATGCAACCTTTCCGCCTATCGCCGCCGTAGCAATACCCGCAACAGCTAACGCCGCAGGTCCGGCAACAGAACCTATGCTCGCAAGTGTCGGTGCAAACTTCGCCAATGCTCCGCCTGCTGAAAATGCTTTCTTTAGGTTTCCGACTGCCTCAACAATTCCTCCTACGCCCTTAATTGCTCCGGCTGTTCCTTTCGACAATGCCCCCAAAGCTATGACCGTAGCACCCGTATTAACAACAACTTTCTTTTGACCGTCTGACATTTGCGACAATCCTTTTGCAAAATCGGCTACTGTGGTGCTTGCGTCTTGTATTGACGGCAACATTGTTTCGCCGATACTTCTCGCCGCCTCAATAATATTGTTTTTTGTGTTCGCCAATTTTGATGCGGTCGTTTCATTCTTTGCGTTAAATTCTTCTTGCAATGCCGTATTTTCTTTGTATGCGGTGTTTGAACGATTGACACTCTCTGTTACTAAATCATAACCGTTGACTAATGCCATCATAGCCTGTATATCCTGTGTATTGTTTATGCCTAAATCATCTAACGCAACAGTTAGATTTTCGGCAGACTGCAAGCCTTTTAACAGTCCGTTAAATGCACCGGAGCTGTCAGTATTCCACTGCTTTTTAAACTCTTCCGCACTTTTACCGCTATACTTTGCGAATTTCGTCAAGCCCTCTCCGCCGCTTGCAACGGCTGTTTCTATGGATAGCCACGTACGACCTATCGCACTACCGCCCATTTGTGCCTCAATGCCTAATGATGATAGTGCGGCAGAATAACCCAACACGTCCGCCGCCGACATTCGTACAGATGAACCGTATTTACCCATACGCAATGCCATTTCCGCGATTTCCGATTCTGTTGTCGCACTGTGGTTACCCAAATCAACGATTGCACTGCCGATATTACGGATTTCGTTTTGACCGACACCCATAACATTCTGAAAACGTGCCAGTGTTGCGGCACCCTCTTCGCCGACAAGGTTTGTGGCTGAACCCATTTGTGCCATTACTTCCGTAAAGTCGATAATGTTTTCTTGTGATATACCCAACTGACCGCCCGCCGCCGCAAGTTCGTTTAGTTCAGTCGTTGTTTGTGGTATCGCGTCCCTGCCGTCAATACCTGTTGTTGACAAATCAATAATGCCTTGCTTTATTTTGGCTAACTGTTCCGGTGTAGCGTCAACCGTCTTTTTAACTCCGGCAAAACTATCCTCAAAATCTATCGCAAACTTCGCACTTGCAACACCGCCCGCGGCAAGTGCAGTCGCCGCATACTGTAACGGTTTAGTTACAGTATCTATACCCTCACCGACTTCTTTCCACCGCTTACCTGTATTCTGTAGGTTCTGCGCCTCATCTGCACGTTCAGCGGCTTTTAAGCCTTTCTCATATTCCTCGTATTGCTCTGTTGCTTTTTTGACGGTTGCTTGTGCGTCGGTATATGCCTTTTTACTTCCCGACAATGCCGCCTCTTGCGTACGAATAGAATCGGATATACTTTGACTTTGCTTTGTATATGCCTCAATCTCGGTATTTACCCAATTCAATGCCTTTTGGTTGTCTTTGTATGCAACACTGTTTTTGTCAAGACTTTTGTTCGCCTCTGTCAGCAACCTTTTCTCATTTGAACGCAAAGAAATTTGTTTATCTAATTCCGTTTTCTGCGCTTTCAGTGCCGTAACATTTTTATTTACAGACTTGACGTTATCCTCATACGCTTTTTTTGTATTCGTCAATGCCGTACGGCTTGTTTGCAAGGTGGTTTGTGCGTCTTGCATTTGCTTTTTATATGCCGTAAGACCTTTTGTACTTGTATTATTATTTTTGCTTTGCGTCTGCTCTAATTTTGACAATTCACTTTCAACACTGCTTATTGTCGCCTCTAAGTCGGACGCATCACCTCTTATTCTTACTACTAATTCCGCCGCGTCAGCCACTACAAATCACCTCACTACATTCCATAAAACATTTTTAAATACGGGTCATTTCCCGTATATTCTTCTTCCTCGTCCTCGATTATAACTGCAAGTAATAATCTTGGGTCTTGTTTTGCCAAATCATTCGGCAATATACCGTGATATTTCAGCATTGTCCCATATAAATCGCTTAATCTTCCTTTTCGGTTGCCTGCTTCGGCAGGCTTTCCTCGTTTTTTCCCGTAAAATCGTCCATAAACCACTTCATAACTTCACGACACATTCTCATTTTTGCTGAAACAGCCGTGTCTAAAATATCTTGTGTCGCCTCTGTACCCTCAAACAGATAGTCAACGGCATCTGCACATACCGACGTAGCCGTTACTTTTTCACCCTCTGCAACGTCCATGTATTCTTTTTCAACCAACGTTGCCGCACCGAAACACCACGGTTTTGATACATACTTCTTTTTGTTGTGTACAAATGTTAATACTCTTTGCATTGTTACTTACTCCTCTCTATACGAAAAAAGCACGCCTTTCGGCGTGCCTTGTCTTAAAGTGCTTTCTTCACCGGATAGTAGTTCATATCCTTAAACCAGTTTTCTTCAAGTTCTGTCTTTGTAACGCCCTCCGGCAAATCGCTTTCGTCAAAGTATGCGTAATAGTTGTTGTCAAAATCACGTTGTACGGCTGTGTATGTAGCCTTTGCAGTTTGCTTTTCCGGTGCACCACTTGACGCTTTAGTCTTACCGCCTACGTTTGACGCAAAGCTGTACGAACCCTTGTAATATCTTACATAACGGTATGAGCCGTCGGATTTCATAATTCTCCACGCAACACCGAAATAAACTGTTTTTGTATCGTTGCCGACCTCTACTACACCGTCTTTTTGTGTCAGTCCACGCCACATTGAATCAACTTCCGGTGGAATATCGGCATTTGTGATGTCGTGACCTAATTTTTCAATGTAGTTTGATGTTTCATACGCACCGTTATCGGCGTCAAAAACATCACTGCCGCCTGCGTCTGTCGGTGCAATTTCGACAGTACCTCTTAAATTATACGGGTCACCATATGTTGCGCCCTCTGATGTGTCTGTTTTAACTGCGAAAAATGTGTACTTGTCCACACCTATTGTAGGTAGTGGTTTTCTTTTCTCTGTATTTGCCATAAATCAATCATTCCTTTCTACTACTTTCGTAAATCTCATTGTCCTATGTTTTATGCTTTTATCATCGGGATTTGGTACGTCCATTGTCATTTCGTGATAATATTCATTATCAGTCAACAATTTATATACCCTCTCCGACAATTCAAAACACGTTTGCGGATAATCGGCGTAAATATCAATCTGAACAGTCGTATCATTCGTAACAACCGTATTGTCATATGACATTGAGCCTTTGTCCGTTAGTGTGTAATATGCTATTGCAGGCAATTTATTAAAATTATCGGGATATGCAAAACATACACTTACACCGTCTATTTGCTTTAAAATATCCCGTAATTCCAAACCAATATCAAACACCGTACCCCTCCTTGAATTTTGCGATTATCTCGCTGATGTTATTTTTCAGTGCAGGGACGAGGAACGGCTTTGGTGCTTGACCCGACGTTGTGTAAAATCGACCGCCACTGTAATACGTCCAGTGCCTTTTTGACGTATGCGAAACAGATTTGTCGCCCTTTGAGCCTGTGCCGAATTCGACATAAATACCGTAATCGGCAGTCGGACCGATTGCAACACTGTCACCGTCCACTTGGCTTACGATACTGCCTTTTAATCGCCCTGTTGCAACAGGACAGTTTGCCACTGCGTGCGCTCTTACGACTTCACCCGCCATTGCCAAACCTCGCTGTATTTTATCGCCCGACGCATACTGTGTCAGCTTGTCAACAACGTCGTCTATCCCCTCGATTGAAAAATTCATTTCAGCCTACTCCTCTCAAGCATTGCTACCAAACCGCTGTCCCATTTCTGCACATATGTTATATCATATATGTCGCCGTCATATTCAACCCTGTTACCGACCTTTACGTCGTCTGACATATCGCAGAACATACGCATTTGACATTCTATATCTAAACCATATTGCTCTCTTGCTCTGCCACCGCTGTACGGTTGTACATCGGCTTTGATTTCGGATAATACAGTCTTTTCGGTTTTACCTGTATAGTCGTCAATTTCATATTCTGCGATTATAACAGTTTTATCGTAAAAATCACTGAATACCGATGTCACTCGGAACACGCCCCTTTCGTTTACGGAACGGGTCAAGGCGTTTATAATAGTTGCTGAAAATCTTGTCATTGTCGGTTTCGGCATATGTGACGGAACGTTCGCCCTCACTTCTGCTCTTGACTACTTCGGGACTTTTACTGTCCCCGTAACCTTTCGCCCTGTACATATCCGCCGCAATCTTCGGAACAAGGCTTTCAAGCTGACGTGGCAGTACATCAATATGACAATACGCCATAATCATATTAACCGTGTCCTCAATCAAAAAGGACAACAAGCTGTCTTGCTCGTCGTCCTTAATTCCCAACAACATTTTTAGTGTCCCCAACTGTTCCATATTATTCACCGCTTACAACGTCGGTACTGCCCGACTTTCTCGCTTTGCCGTCTGCGGTAACTTCCGCAACTGTAATCTTGTGACCGTTTGTCGCAGTGATTTCGTCACCGTTGTTAAACTCTGTCCACTTTGACAAATCGTCGTCATACGCAACACTTGGAGCGGTGCTTGCGGCAGTCTTGTAAACCAACTTGTGACCGCCGATAGGCTTTGGCGATACCGTAATAACAGTGTTGCCTGTTGTGCCTGCAACCGATTCAACTGTCAATTCGCCGAGTGTCGGAACACCGTTCTTAAATGCGGCAAATGCGTCGTCCTTGACAACAAGGAAACCTAAACGCATAGTTGCCTTGATTGCAACCATATCTTGCTCGGCAAGTGATAGCGGTTTACCGTCGCTGTCAAGAGTGCCTTGTAGTGTAGCCTCGGTAAGAATTTCGTAATTGATACCTGCACGCATACCGACAACGGCATACTTGAAGTTACCTGTGATAATATCGGCACGTTTGTTGTCCCACGCACCGTTGCGCACAAATTCGATAGGCTGACCGTACAACTCACCGCCTGTTGTACCGTTGACGTATGCCGGTGCGCCGTTTGCGTCACGCAATTTTCTAAGCATATTCTTAACGCCGATACGTCCAACAAATCCCGACGGGTCATAGCCGTTTTCTTCAATCATTGACATTGCGTCAGATATAGCAATATCAATATTTGTGTTGTCTATAACAACCATATGCTTGCTGTCTATAGCGTTCATAATGTTTGTCTTGAACGGCGAATTTGTACCGAAAATGCACGCCGCGTCAATCGCTCTGTAGAATGCCTCTGCGATTTCCGGCTTTAGTTCCTCAAATACGCTGATAGTCGTATCTTCCAACTTTTCCTTTGTTACCGGAATAATAACGGCTAACTTCTTAGCTTCGATTTCAGGGTGAATCCAAGTAGCACCGCTTGTCTTAATTCTTTCACCCTCACCGACCCAGTATGCACCCGGACCGTCCGTAAGTACGTTAAACTTTTTCTTCTCGTGTTTCATTTCCTCGACTTTCGCCATTCTTAAAACACTTGAACCCCTTGTCACCATTTTGATGATTTCTGTTGCCTGTTCGACAGGCACAAAACCTGTCAATTCATTTTTTAAATAACCCATTTACACTTCACTCCTATCTTTGATTTTCTCTGATTATGTCCATAAAACTGCCTGTGTTGTGACCGCCACTGCCACCGTTTAAATCCGGTGTTTTACCCTTTAAACGCTCGGTAACACCTGCTTGTACATCTTTGTCATAGCTTTCTTTTATCTTGTCAATAACCGCCTTTGTGCTATCCTTATCCTCTGCTACAATGTACTTTGCAATCTCGGCGGACAGTCCGTTTTTGGCAAGTTCTGTTTCGGCATATGCAACGATTTTTTCACGTTCAAACTCTGCCTTTGCCTTTTCAAATTCTGCCCTTTCCTTGTCGTCTGCCTCTTTCTGCCTTTGCTCGTTTGTCAACTTGGCTTTTCTCATGCCCTCTTCTTCGGCTTTCTTTAATTTTTCTTCAACTTCCTTTTCCCACTTTGTTTTTGCTTCCGATACCGCTTTTTCAATATCTTCCTGCGTAAGCGACGGCTGTGGCTCGGGAGTCGGTTCGGGTGCCGGCATTGGTGTTGGTGTTGGTGTTGGTGTTGGTTCTGCCATAATTAAATTTCCTCCTTAAAGTTTTGTATAAAAACAAGACAGTTTAACGTCTTGTCAAGGACGAGATATTCGGATCACCTTTCCTTTCTATGTATAACACGCGTGTTTTCTTGCTATTTTCACACTATCACCGCCTTTCTTGCATTAAAAAAGCACTACCGCTTTGATAGTGCTTTTATTATTACCTACTCAACAATCACATCTGCTGGTGTAATATGTATTGTATCATCACATTTATCACACCAATAACAATGACTTGTTTTTAAATATTTAGGGTTAGTGATATATTTGCCTTCGTTGCATTTCAAGCAACGGACCACTTCACCACTTCTTAATTTATCTACAATATTAGAAATATTTTCCACCACTATACCCTCCTTTTTTCCATTCATATTCAGGATAATTCTTTTTTGCTAATTCTACTATATATCGTTTTTCGGAAAACGTTAATTCGTTTCTCCCGATTATATGTTTCTTCTCTTGTGCAAAGCATACCGCCTCTGCCCATTGGCACTTCCCTATATTATATCTTGCATGAGTAACCTCATGTATAACAGTTTGTGCTGCAACCGTTTCATTTAGTATATTGCTCATAAAAACATTTACAATATTACCTTCTTGAAATCCTCTGTTGAAATGTATCTGCCTTTCATAATTCAAATACACTGCAACATTGTTATCCTCTATGTATTTAATCGTTTCTCTTCCGATTGAGGATATTTCGAGATTTTTTATAATATCCTCCGGCAAGATTTGTGCCGATGATGGTATATTATCCTTTTCATACAAGAAGATGTCACTTGCCCTTGCATAATTTATTATACCACTTCCACCGAAATTGTCAACATATTTCATTGCCGCTTTCTGTTCATCAGAAAGACTATCTTTCCACTCTGTAAACGTCATAGAACCGTCAACCTTATAATTTTCACCTGTAAGCGGGTCACGAGCGATACGGCTTGTCAAATTCACGTCTGCCATAATCGTAACACACCGACAGCGTGGGTGTATCGGTGGGAAGTTTTCGCCCTCAACAGCTTTATCCGTATCAAACACGCTACCGTCAAGACTTCCGCACCTGTCACACGTCAATTCAGACAGTGCCGCAACAAAACGATACTGTTTTATACCTATTTCCTCATATGCCATTCTCTGCCCTTGGTTCATAAAATGCGCCGTTTCACTTCGCACAAGTGTTTCAGCTGATGTTCGTATTCCACCCGGTGCAGTATCTTTGACATAATCAATCAGCTTGTCGGTCATACGGCTTACACTGTGACCGCTGATAATACCGTCCTCAATCGTCTGTCCGACTGCCCGTATAAATCTGTCGTTATGTATCCATATTCTCTCGCTGTAGTTGTGACCGTGCCACGGCTCACTTAACACTTTATCAACTGCTCTTTGCGGTACAAGTGAAAAATCAATACCGCAATTCAATCCTTGTGCGGTATCAAAAATATTCGTATAATACGCCGTCTTTACCGCACTGTCATACAGTTTCTTTTGCTCCTTTATAGCCTCGTTTGCGACGTGCCTAAAGTAAATATATACATTACGTTTCAGTCCCTCTAATCGGCTAATTCTCGCACCGTATGACTGTGCATTTATGCGGTTTAGAATTTCTTTTTTGACTGTCTTGTCGTCTGTTTCGTCGTACAGTTCGAGCAGTTCTTCGTACTGTTTGTCGCTGTCGGCTATGCTCATCAGCCGACGTGCCTCTTTTTCGGGTATATCAGTTGAAATATAGGCTTTAAACGTTTTCTCAATGTCACCGTTTATATTTCTTATCGCTCGCTCATATGCCTTGATTACGCCGTCCTTAACGCTGTCCGCCTGCGACTGCAAATATGTTTCAACTTCAACGGCACGTTGTACCCAATATGCCTTACTCTTCATTGTAGTTTACTTTCCTTGCCGAACTTTCAGCGATACGCATATCTTCGGCGGACTTTTCCGCTTGTTCTCTGCGTGCAATTTCGACTTCTTCCTTTGCGTCTGTGATGAATGGCAAACGCTCAAGTAATGTTTCATCTGACGCAAGACCTTTGAGGTAATTAATCATCTGTGCAATTTCCAACTCATTCGCAGGCAAGTTATACGTAAATCCAATGTCAACTCTGTGCGACGGCACTTCTTTCATTGCGTTTAATGTCACGAGAAAATTGTTGTAAATCTCTAAACGTTTTCTCAACGTCTTAGCAAAATTACGTTCTTTGTTCTTGACGTGCTGTTCAAATCCCAACAGCTTGTACTTTATTGCCACGCCCGACAAATTGTTGCCGAAACTTTCGTCCGACAAATCGGGAACGTGTGACAGACGGTGTATATCGTCCTTGATGTCATCACGCAACACCTTTGTATCAGCCTCGTTCAGTACCTTTGACAGATACTCCGCTTTTGCGTCACCGTCACCCATTAAAATACGTTCTACCAATAATTTTTTTGCCTGTTCGGTGTCGAGGTCGCAATTACACAAAAACAACAGCGAATTAACAAATTGCTCTTTGTCATTAATTCTATCTGACATCAACACATTGTATGCGTCAATCTGCGTTATAAGCTGTTCAAAATCGCCCTGCATTTCCGTATTGTTCCGATATTCGATAATCGGCACATCAAAGAAATAGTGTGCCTCAACATTCTGCAACGATAACGCCGAATAACTGTCAAGACCTGTGTATGTATATATAAACGATTCATCATACACACGACAAATACTGCCTGTGCAGTAGCCGTCAAGGTCGTATTTTTTGTAGTAATACACCGCAAACAACGGCTTTTCAAATGCCGACTGTGAGTAACATACAAATGTATGCTCCGGATCCAATCGTACGCTTCTCGGCTTGCTTTTTTCGTCTGCATAAATCAGTTCATATGCTTTGCCGTAAATGCTCATATTTTTTACGATTTCACTGTCCACGCTCGGAATATCCTGTTCCAAATATGCGTTTTTGATTGCCTCAATGTCGTAGTCGTCTGATACTGCGTATGTTACAGGATTGCCGACAAGATAACTCTGCGTCATATCCGTTATGTACTTTGCGTGATTACACATTATGCGGTTGTTTGCCACGTTTTTGCCCCTTTTTCTGCGGTTTAAAATACGGTGGTCGCCCATATAGTAATCGTGCAGTAATCGGTATCTCTGTCGCTCTCGCTCGTGTCGTTCAATCAATTTTGTTATGATAAACGGTGTCACACCGCCTGCGACTATATCTTCATCAATTATCATATTCCGTACTCCTCTCTTGAATAGATTTTAGCTTTCTTATCCTTGCGCCAACTCTCAACGCCGTACCTCAACGCCGCCATTGCGTCATCAAAAACGTTGACAGGCTCGTCTGTATATTCGCCCGACTTCTCGTCCACTCTCCAACGCCATTGCTGTATCTCTTTGATTACATTCACGCAAGACGGGTGAATGTGTATCTTTCTGCCTTTCAGCCAGTCAATTTGCGACTGTATACTGTTCGGATTTTTAACAACCGCCTTTGCCCTGTAGCCCGCCTTTCGCCACATCTTGATACGGTCAGGCTCTGCACTGTCGCACCACATTGCAAGGTTTTTGCTGAACTTTCCGTCAGCCTTTGTGATAATTTCAGTTGTGTCCATTTCGTGTACATACAGTTCATTACAAACGTAAATATCACCGTCCTTATAACCTAACGTCAATATAGCATTTGCGTGATTAAATCCGAAGTCCTGTCCTATCGCCATAGCGTCAAAACGGCTCACGTCTGTATCAAATTCTTCAATGCGATAGTTTGAGAATATCAATCCGCCTGTTTCGCCCCATTCGCCTAAACCGTAAATTCTGTAACCCTCAGGGTCAACCTCTTTACGACGTAGCATACGTTGTCTGTATGCCTCGTCACAAAATCGGTTTGTTAAATATGTGCTTTGATGCGTTAAGACGTTATCGTCCTGTATATCGAAAAACACTTTCTTTATCCAGTGACTTGACGATACAGGGTTAAATGTCAATTTTATCTGATAAAAAAGACCGTCGGGGAGTTCACCTCTCAAACGGTCATCTATAATTTCAAAATCCTGTTGTACAAGCTCCGTAGCCTCTTCAATCCATACGTCGGTCAACTTACCGTTTGCAAATGTGATTGATTTCAGTTTTTCACGTTGCTTGTTATCGTTGACACCACGAAATATAATCTTGTTGCCGTTTATACAGGTGAACGACAACGGACTTTGCGTAACTCTCCACGCTCTGCCAACGCCCATACGGTTTATAGCTGATTCAAGCTCGGCAAATGTACTGTCACGGTTTGTTATATCAGATTTACGCACACATACCAAATTACGCCCTTTGTCACGCATTAAACGGAGTATGTATAACTGTGCAGTATCAACACTCTTGCCACTTCCGGCACTGCCTTTCATTACAACATAACGCTTTTTACATTGATGTACAGGCTTGAATATCGGATTGAACGGTACTGTTATGTTGTTCATTCGTCCTCACCACCGTAATCAATTTTAATGCTGTAGTCCATATCACCGTCAACGTTTAATTTGTCTGTGAACAATGCGTAGTATTTACCCAACATTTCCGCCGCTTTGTTTACGTCAGACACCTTTGTCGGTATTTCAACACATATCGGTTGCTCCGCCTCGTCAGTGACTTTCTTGCCCTTGTTGTCATAGTGTGATTTACGTGCTTTGCACGTCACTACAACAGTTTCTAACTTCTCACGTCGCATAACGGCGGTTAACGTCTTTAACACCTCATCTTGTTTGGCAATAAGAGCGTCCTCTTTCTCTTTTAGCCGCTTTTGAATATATTCCTGAATTTCAGGTTTCTTCAAGTTCTCATTTCCAATCGAATACGCCGTCTTTTCCGAATACCCCGCTCTTAACGCCGCTTGCGTTGCATTCAAATCAATCAAATATTCCTCACAAAACAACTTTTGCTTTTCAGTCACTCTTATCACCTCACTTTCACATTTTCTGTTTGATTACATCGTATAACCGTTTTTTATCATTGCACGTTTAAACGCTTTGCGTTTATGTCGACACTCGCACCAATTTTTATTATCCTCGTTCCATTTGCGTATGAACTTCTTACGTTCTCGTTCATATCTTCTATTGCGTAAATATGCTTTTATTCTTTCAAACATTGTTTTATCCTTTCCACCGCTTATATATCACTTATATCTATTTTTCCACTCATCATCTCCGGCAACAGTGCGTCCCGTAACTCTGCCAAATATCTATTTTCTTCAACGTTTAGATAATATATGTGTTGTTTCCACGTGTTAAATATCATCATAAGAATACTTGAAATATTTTCTTTGCTGTTGTTTGCGAATGTTATTTCATTTTTGTTTTTGGTTGTTTTGAAATAATCATTTTTAACAATCTTTTCGCCACATATTTTTTCTGTCAATTTTGAGAAATCATTATTTGTACCGTTGTCCTGCTTGAACAGTTCAATGTCAAATCCTAAAGACTTGGCGATTGTTTCGTTTATTGTTAGTTTACAAGTATTTTTTTCAGTTATAATTCTGTTAATATCCGCAACTATTTCGTTGTACGGTCTATGTGCATTTTCTATATTTTCAAATTCTATGTATCGGCTTGGCACCAATACATAATCATTTTTTTTGATTTCTTCAATGCTTACTGCCTTGCAGTAACCCGCTATGTTTCCGTACTGTTCAATCTGTATCAATACATCTTGTATCTGACTTTCGGATATAACCTTGACTTCTTTTGCGTATGTCCTATTAGTGTGACTTTTGCCGCCAAACTGCCCGTTTTGCATTCGCTGTTCTGTTTCATACCTCTGTCGTAGGTCAATCATTTCTACTGTCGAATGCTGTTTATTTTTATTAAATGTTATAATGCACGTTGGTATTGACGTTACTTCAAACATTTTATCGGGGCATAAAATTATACTTTCGATGAAATTCATTTCAACTAAATACTGTCTTATTTGCTTTTCCTTTTGGTTGTCTGTACTTAAAACACCATTCGGCAATATAAAACTTGCCTTGCCGTTAATGTCACCTAACGCAGTCAATACAAACGCATAATTTGCATTACTTTCTGGCGGCACTTCACATTGTGAAAATCTATTCTGTAATTGTGCAAATGCCGGCTGTTCCCATTTCATATTGTACGGTGGATTTGATATACAACAATCAGCTTTAAATTCGCTCTTAGTTATCTCTTTAATCGTCGCAAATCTATCACCCTTTTGCGTCCTGTATGTTTTGAAATTTTCATCTGACAATACATCACAATGAATAACTTCGGCGTCAATATTTCTAATTGCCAAATTAAACAACAAAAACGGAATAACACGATTGTCATATTCTTTGCATATGAATTTTAAATCGTTATTTTCGTTCCATTTTTGGATTGTCAATGCTCCGCTACCCGCACACAAATCCAAACAAATCTTTTCATTTTCGGTTTTTGATAACTCTGCAACCGCTACCGCAAGGCTTTTCGGTGTGTAGTCCTGCATTTTTTCTTTGCGGTCGGCAAAATAATATTGAAATATCATTTGCATATAATCTATTGTTAAATCAGGACATATTAAAATCCAATCTTCACATAGCTTTCGACAATTTTTGGCATTTAACAATGTTGATTTTAATTCATCAACAACATCTTCAATTTTTTCTATGCTGAAAACGTTCTTGAATTTTTCAACTAATTGCAATAGCTCCATAATTATGTCCCTTTCTTTATCCAAAAATAAAAACAGACTGCATATGATTAACACATACAATCTGTTTAATCTAATATCCCCATTCCCACCAATCAATTTTGAGATATTCACCCATCATCTCACGATGATACACTACCTTTTTTACGAAAATAACGAGCGGTAAGATATAGAACACAAAATATTGCACTGTATATATGTTTTGCATTATTTTTTGTTTGCTCATTCTTTTCGCATTATAAATTGTATCACACTTTTTTCGGCAAATTCGGCATTTTTAAAAATTTATTATGTTTTCTTCGTGGATAACTCTCATCGTAATGCCCTATCTTGAACGCAATCCACTGCCACGTCGGCATTACAGTGCCGTCTATGTATCTGTATCGGAATATGCGGCGTGTTTCACTGTCCAATATACCGGCAACAAAAAATTCAATTTTATTTTTCTGCCGCTCCAAGCGTTGACGTAATACAATATCAGATATATGTGTTGGCTCAACACCCGACACAGAAATACAGTGCTTGACATACGGGAACTCGCTGTCAGAGCCTGTAACAGTACCATGTACTGTATTACTGTTTATCCTGTCGTTTACCTCGTTCAATTCTGCAACAATACTGCGATACTGTTTTAGCTCTTCCTTTGTCAAATTAATTCCCCCTGTCTAAATATTCAATACGTCCGTCTGAATAAAATACCATTTTACAATCATTGCGTATTGTATCTTTAATTGTTTTTATTCTGCCGTTCATCATATCCATTAATACAAATTTTGCAGTTTGTCCGATGTCCGCCATACGTTTTTTACGCCAACCGAATTGCATATATAACGGATATAGCACCACAGGAAGTATCGTCTGCATTTTGTATATAATCATCTTCATACCATCTTCGTCAACGGTATCTGTTTTCAAGGTCAACGGTTTAAAATCTGCCATTAATGACTGATAATCAAAATCACATTCAGACTTAATTTCATCAGTAAGTTGTATTACTGTTCGTGTTTCGTTGCCGATGTGTTGTAAATAATTATGCGCATATGTTATGTACCGCACCAATCGTTTTTGATTCCAACCGTACTTTGTATGTAAATACCACACAACGAACACAACAGAATTAACAATCGCCTCTTTGGTTGCCTCAACTTCGACAACTTTATAGGCTTGCAGTGCCTTTTTAGTATTAAATTTCTTGACACCATGCTTTTCAGCTACTTTTTTAAAATTTTCAACCAATGCTGATTCTTCCTTGCATCGTTCTACCTGTTTCAATCTCTGCCGCATTTTCTTGCGTTTCTTCGCTATTTTATCTTTCACGCTCTACTCAACCTTTCTTGTCCGGTACATACTCCGGACAATTTTCAATCCTATACGAATCATACGTCTTGCGGTGTACCTTTTCAGCAGTCCAACCCTCCACAGGCTGAAAGCAACTGCTCCACGAACAATCGCCGCAAGCTTTTTGACACGTCCAACATAATTGTTCTTTAGTCATTTTGCACCTCGTCCAATCTCTGAACATACTCGGTATAATACCATAGCAATTCATCTTCAAAGACTTTGATAGCCTCTTTAGCTTTTTCTTCCGATGTGAAATATACAACGTTTAACTTTCGATAACGACCAGTCCACCTCACTAATAGCCTATTAGTAAGATAATCATAATCTATATTATACTTAATAACGTCGTAACCTTTCCAATCTTTTTTTGTTATTGCTTTATCGTTTAACCCCTGCCATTGTCTTAAACAACGAAACAGTTTATCTGCTCTTGCGTTGTTTTCAACAATGGTTTCATCATTATAGTAATTACCATTGTTGTAATATAGGTCATTTACCAGTGTTCCTCCGCCTCCTATCACTTCGTGTCCGTCATTGATTGTATCATCAACAAAATAGCTGTCGTCTTCATCAACTCTCTCATAGCCTGTTCGGCTTCGTTCCTCAACCAAACCTAATATTTTAGCCTGCTCCTCTGTCATTTCAACTTGAACGGTTTTACCGTTCGCTTTTAATTCTACTTTCATGACTGTTCCTCTCTTTCTTGTTCACCCATATCGGAAAATTTCCGAAACGGTCTTTTTTGCCCGTAATTATTCTCATTTCATATCACTCCAGTCCAATCCAATGCTTGTCCGCATTCAACGCAACATTTATCGCCGAATAGTATATATTTACTATCGCCACAATTAGGGCAATGACTCAATCCACTTTCTTCGTCAATAATTATTTTCATCGGAATATCTTTTTGCTCATACTCATACAACTTCTCTATTGCCTTTTTCATCGGCTCAAAATTTTTAATTTCTCTGTCTATTGTTTCTTGTGCCACCGACGGAAACATTCCTGCGTCAAGTGTTATAAATCCGTTTTTATATTTCTTTGTCAACATTTTTATCCTCCCAACAATCGCAAGTTGTATGCCGTGTATCTTCTTTCCATAGCAAAAATGTTTTCGTTGGGCATTTTGCATATACACCAGTTGTATTATCATTTAAAACGGTAAGAAACTTGCATTTATCACAGCTTTTAATCATCTTCTGATATTCCTTAATTTTCGTCAGTTTTAGTTTTATATAGCTTGCTTTCCAACCTCGCACCTTTGTTTGATGTACATATTTACCTTGTGAGTTCCTTATAATATACCCGCGTTCTGCAAATTTTGGCATAACTGAGCCGTAGTCATATCCTTTATCCTGTAAAAAATCAACAAGTTTATATTTATTAATTGTCGCAACACCGTTTTCGATTTTACCCCATATTTCATTATTGAAAGTTAATGATTGAGCAAATCTCTCTGTATTATGATATACCCAATTACAAATTGTATTGTAGCAATAATCAACAGTATCATCTTGCGGTACTTCTTCTCTTATATTTCTTTCGGCTAATAATGCCGTTAATAGTAACAGGTAATTTATACTATCGCCTATCTTTTCAGCCCACATTTCTTTTGATATTGCCTTGCCTTGCTCGTAATTGTCAATCAAATCGTACACGCTGACAGTATGTTTTGCCATCATACCACCTAATGCCTTTACAGGTGTACATTTCTGCAATTTGCCTGCTACTTTGAAATTATGCAACCTGTCGTCCGTTGCATATTCTTCTGCTTTACTGCATAGAACGCTTTTACACGTTTCTATGCGGTTGTTTATAACTTCTTCAAATTGTTCAGTTCTCATATCGTCACCTCTTATTCGCACGGCTCATACTTTTTCTGAAACACATCAGGCTTACACGGGTAATATTCCCCTCGTAGTCCTCTGATGATGTAGTCCCCTGTGCTTGCTACCATATCGCCCTCTAAGGTTTTTATTATCAATACTCCGTTTGTAATAATAGCACTTTCATTTTTTACAAATCGCATAATCTCTTTTACATTTCTGCCCGTCCATTTCGTTGCTTCTATTTCACAAGGCTTTGTTCTAAACTTCATTTTTGTTCCTCCATTAATTTCAACGTTCTTTTTAATTTTTCGTCTGCAATTTCATTTATTGTGTCATTGTCAATGTTAAATAAATATTGCAACTGTATCATCATTACAATTACGTCCGATAATTCTTCTTTTATACCGTCTGTAACTTCGTCCATTGTTTTTCTTACCGGTTATCCGCTTTGCCTTATTCTCATATACTTGGTCAATGCTTGCGTCAGTTCAGCCATTTCCTCAATCACCAATGGGATTTGTTTTTTTCCGTAATAATTTGCTATCCCCAACCAATCTTGCTTTTTATGTATCGGCCTAACCGCATTTTCTTTCAAATACTTCAGTGTATGTAACCAATTTGCAAGCTGTTGGTGTTCTTCTGCACATTCCGAACAATTTTTAGTTGCGACTTCTTCACAATGTTCTATTGCCTCATCAAGCGTCATAGTCTTTGATTTTCTTTCTGTCGCCGAACGTGTATTCCACGCTCCTCCGAGTTCATCATCTGACCTACTTTCGTTAATAAAACCTACTGTCGCACCGCAATTTTGACACTCAATTTGAAATCGCATTTCGTCGTATACACCGCCGTCAAGAAATACTACTTCTGTGCTCCCACAGAATGGACACGGCTTTAATTCATTATACATTTTCTATTCCTCCAACTCATCTATTTTCTCAAATATGTAATCTACCGCGGACTTTAAATCATTACCGACGCTTTGGATGTTCTGCGGCGTCAGTTGTGAAGTTACAAGCATTGCGTAACAATCCTGTTTGTATGGTATTGCAAGGTTTAATGCTGAGCTACTTATCAATACAATAGCAGGTATTTTCAACCACTTAATAAAGTGTTGTCGTACATCTCTTTCTTTTTCTTTTCCAATATGTTCATATTCTGCAATAAACCAAACCACTACAATAATTGCAACAGCCAGTGCCGCTACAGTTATAATCATAATCAATGCAAATTTGGCATTGCAAGCAAGATTAATTAAATAAATCAAACTCGGTTTAATTAATGGTGTATTCATTACTTATTTTCTCCTTCAAATATTGGTTTATATTTATTGCCTATCGGCGTGTTATACAATCCGCACGCCTCATATTTGCTACGCCAGTTTGTATTAGCCTCTCTCGTTATACCATACGCCTTGCATTTGCAGTGATGTTTTCCGTCAACTGCTATTGTTGTGAAGTTACAGCAATTACGGCATAATACTCCCTCCATTTCGCCGTATTCTTGATACATCGCACCGATTTTAACTCTCTTTTTTGACATTTGTTATCACTCCTCATTTTGATAAAATTCCTCTCCGATTTCGTATTGGTTGAAGTCCTCCTCCAACCACCACCTAAACACATCATATCCTGTTTGCCATGTCCCCTCTTTGCCGTTTGCTTTTCTTGTTTCAAGCATTCGGTCAAAGGCATGTATATATGCCTTTTTATAAGTCGGATACCTGCGAAATTCGGCATATCTATGTTTTCCCGCCATAGGACAACCCACACAACCAACTCTCTTGAAACCCTCACAGTATAATGGGTTTAGGTCTATCTTTTCACTTTGGATATAGTCCTTTATGTTTTCATCATTCCAATCAACAATGGGGTTAATTACTGTTTTCGCCTGCTTTTGACATCTTTCAATCCAACGCCTTTTGTCGTCATTGTCATTATTCAAAACGATTCTTTTGTTCTTATTGCTGTTGAAATCTTCGTATATTCCACGCTTAGAGCGTGAACGGCTTTCGGCTCTGCGAACACCTGTCGCAATAGCCCTGTTTCTCCCCCCTTTTTCCTTTAGGACGGAGCAACAGTACCGCATTAATCGTGTTGGCGGTAACATTACCTGCGGTATCAACGACCACATTGTCACCCTCTCACCCTTATACGTTGGTTTTTCGATAGTACATTTGATACCCTGCAACTCTAACTTTTTAAATGTATTTCTGATATGATACACCGTTTCGGGTGCATCTATTGTGGTATGATTATGTAAAACTTCAAAATCAATATCACTATTAATTGCCAACTGCAACAATACGTCACTATCCTTGCCGCCGCTATAACATAACAGCAACGGTGCATTATACATACGCTTTGAGGTTTCTGCTCCTAAACGTAACCTTTCAAACGCCATTTGTTCTATGTCCATAAAATACTCCTCGCTTACTTCAACCTTACAGGTAACACTAAATATGTTGTATTGCCCGTATCGTGTACATACACTGCCGATACTGCATTTGACATCTCAAGTGTAATAGTTTCACTGTCACACACTGAAATCATATCAATCAGATATTCGCAGTTAAAACCTATCCTTAATTAGCCATAACATTCCGCACACCTCGTATTTGCCGTATTCTCGATACATAGCACCGATTTTAATTCTCTTTTTCTTCGCCATTTTCTTCCTCCTCAAAATCACTAACCACTTTTATAATTCTTATAACCACTTTCATAATAGTTTCATTTTCTGTGTAATTACTGCTATATTCAGTATGCAGTTCCGCATTTTTTCTACCTGTTTCATAACAGTGAACCATAAAGTTCATGTTCAAGAACGAACTTTTTTCCGGAAGTTCATCAAACATTTTTAATCTGAATTCTGTTTGCTTGAGCATTATATCTTGAACTGCCTCCTCCGCACATTTTGAATTGCGAATTGAAGCAATACAGAAGTCTATAAAATTTAATTTATTAAACGCTAAATTTCCTGTTTTTGCTTCGCCTAAATATTCTTTAAATGTCTTGCGAATAATATCATCGAAATCATACGGCAAACACGTATTCATTTCTATTTCCACGTCCATTGGTAATTTAATAGTCATTGTCTTATTCCTCCATATCAATCCACGTTATCCCCACTGCATAAGCCGCCCAAATGTCACTTTTAAAGCCGTAAAACCAGTCAGGATTTTTCTTTGTTCCCTTGCCGTTCTTTAAATCGTGTTTTGCAAATCTGTCTATCAAAGCTCTGCGAATAGTTGCGTCGTTGGCTTTCATACTGTGACAGATATTTATTTTTTCATCTTTGCGTGTTATGTATTGAACATCCTTTTGCAGTTGCTTTGCTTTCTCGGTAAATCTGCCTATCCACACGCACGTTTCAAACACTTCACGTCCAACCGGCATACCGTAGCACGCTACCATTTCAATAATAACAACGTCTACTTGATATACTCTTATCAGACGTTCAAAACTGTCTAACAACTCATCATTATCGGTCTTTCCAAAGTCTTGTGGTTTCATTGTTTCTCCGTCAATAATGCACCAACCGCTTTGTGTATTACCGGGGTCTATTGCTAATATTACCACTACATTCGCTCCCTCATTATTTTTTCAAGTTCGTCATAATCAACACCGTTGTCATCATATACGCTTTGTTCATTCCCTTTGTGGTATGTTTTCTTTGCACCTTGCACTTCCGCAAGGGTAGTACGTCCCGCATTAAAATGATTGCGAAGTATTGCCTCTATGTACCTGTAATTACGTTTGTTGTTCTTTACAGCTTCTTCGATTGCGTATATAACAACGTCCTCCGACATATCATTCAGCCAATCATCTAAGCCTTGCAGTGTAATCGGTGTCAAAGGTGCTATATTGTTCTCATATAGCTTAACAATTCTTACAGGCAGACGTGGCAGTTCCCTTTCTTCTACTTTCTTTTCTTTTACTTTACTTTCTTCTACTTTCTTTTGTTCGGAAATGTTTACATTTTTGCTTGAAATGTTTACATTTTCATTTAAAATGCGTACATTCTTATAAATTTGGTCGACTTTAATTAAGAGGTACTCTTTTCTGACTTCAACTTCTTTACGGCGACTGACTGCCTCGAAGTATCTTTCTTGTATTCCTCTCGAAGTCAAGATTTGATACTTGTCATAAAGTTCACTGTCAAATATACCTCTTTTAATCGCGGCTCTCACTATTTCGGACACGGCATCACCACCCAAACCTACATTCTTTCCGAACAATAATGCAACGTCTTCTGTCCATTCACAATAGTAACCTTGCTGTCCGTATATCTTTTGGAACAACTTAACGACTATCGCAAACCCTTTCAGTCCAAATTCAGCCTCGATTAATTCAAATTTATCATCTAAATGTACGTTCAGCGGAAAGTAGTTAATTCCGTTGTTCATACACTACACCTCTTAAAACGGCAAATCTTCTTCACCGATTGTTGCAAAATCCTCACCGTATTGACTGTTTAAATCATCTAAACCGCTATCAGACAAATCGGTATTACCGCCTGTACTACTTTCAGATTTTGAACCGGTAAAGTACGCCTCATCTACAATAACTTCTGTCGCATACTGCTTTTTACCGTCATTACCGTCCCAACTTCTTGTTTGAATACTTCCGACTACAGCAATCATACTGCCCTTTTGGAAATATCGTGCGATAAACTCACCTGTCTTACGCCACGCAATACAGTTGATAAAATCAGCCTGTTGTCCACCGTCTTTCACAAATCTTCGATTTACCGCAATAGTAAATCTTGCGACTGAAAGATTGTTTGGTGTTTGTCTTATTTCAACGTCTTTTGTAAGGCGTCCCATTAATATAACTTTATTCAACTCTTCCTTCCCCCTTAAATGCTCTCTTTAAAATCTCCTTTATATCTTTTTTTATGAGTTTTAATAATTTAATATTAAATCTTCCAATGACAATCGAATGTGCTACACGATTATTTCCTTCGCGTTGGTGCATTGAAATCAATGCACCGTCACATTCGGTTTCAAATACTTCGTTCGTGTATGTATCTTCTACTCTTATTTTTACCATTGCATTTCCTCCTATAAATAACTTTTTCCGAATACTTCTCGGAATTGTTCCTCTGTCCAATTATTCTCTTTCATAGCTTTTTCTTGACCATATCGGTGTAAGTAATCAGTTATGTCGCTGTTTCTGTGTGCACTGTATTCGCCATTGCGGTGACAGCGTTCGCCACATAGATAAACTACTAACCCATACCGTTCAGAGTGTTTTCGGTTACTTCCTCCGAATATATGGTGTCGCTCTAACCTGTCACCGTTTCCATTTCTTCCGCATATAAAACACTTTTTCATTTCCAACCGTCCTTTAATGCCTGTAATTCTTTCGGCGTTAATGTTTCAATATCAAGTGCTTTGCAGTCCTGTACGATATTATCAATTAACATTGACATTTGGTTTGTATTGTACGACGATGAGCCGTAGTATAGAATGACATTTGTGCAACCGTCAATTTTGCTTTTAAACGTTTCCGTTTGCCAACCTATACCGTTATGTTTCCAACCCTCGCATACCTTGTTTACGGCTTTTGTAGGCACGCACACCGTTTCACTGTTGCCACCTATTTCTTTAATTGCCTGTCTGTATATTTCTGTTTTACTGACATTCAGCTTTTCTGAAAGCTTGTCTATCAGTACCCAACAATAGGCATTTGCATCAAGCGACCGCTGTTTTTTGTGTTGTTTTACTTCGACTGCATACGTCTTGTTGTCGTCTAATGAAGATATTAATGACGATAGCCACGCTACCGCCTTAATACCGTCTTTTTTTTGAAATATCTGCTTATTCATCAGTATTACCGCCATAATCTTTAATCATTTGCAAGGCATCATGAGCATATTTGTGAAATTCAGCGATAGTGACTTCGTCAATACCTTTGCCTAAACCTGCTTTCAGAAGTTCTCTCACTTCACTTTCAGTTTTGCCGGACTTATTCATAAACTGTTTTACAAGATTGCTCAATCTGCTATTTACAACACCGTTAGCTGTGTCGGTCAGACGATTTATGAACAAAACATATTTATCTTGCTGTAATGCTGACAACTCTTTTGCACCGAACTCGTTCAACAAAATGTTGAGTGAAGTGTCTTTGTTTTCTTTCGGGAAAACGGTCAAAATGCTCTGTATTTTCTGAATTTGCTTTTCATTAATTTGTCCACCCTGTTGTTTAGGCTGTTCTTGTGTATCGTTAGTTTCTGGTAAATCTTCGCCAGCATATATGTATAACCCTAATCCGAACATTGCAAGATTTTTCGCTAAACAACGCATAATTGTTTTGTTAATGTCAAACATTGTTGCTGCCTCAACCGTCAACCCTTTTTTGTACCTTGTATCATAGGTGTATGGCTTGTCTTTCATAGCCTTGTTTGCACTGTCCATAACGGGCAACCACATTTCATGCGTTAATTCTTCTATGGTAACTGATGTAAATACCATATACCCTGTCTTTTCGTCATAATAATACGGTTGTCCATCATCAAAACGCTTTATTTCATATGTTGCATTAGGATATAATTTTTTTACTTCTCCCCAAGCTCTCGACCATGTAAGGTATGTTAAGCCGTTTTTCTTTTCTGTGTAATCGTTGACATTAATCTTATTCAATTTATCAAAAATACTCATTTATATTTACCTCCCCTATTTTTGCAAAATTATCTATACAATCTTCGCAGATAACCGTATCTTCAATATCGTAATATTTTTCACCTACATATATAGGCTCGCCGCAGTTGTCGCAGGTGCAGGCTACAACATCTTCACCGCAACCGTCCTCTCCGTAGTTGCCTGTTATCTCTTTGTCAACATCAATGTATCCGAACATTTGACATTTTCCTTTCTATGTGTTAAAATATCGATGTGTTATAATATATGCCGTTGAACGGTATTGCGGAGGAAATTAAATTCCCCCGCTTTTTTATTATTCAATTATATGTACATTCGGTACATCTTCAAGCAATTCTCTTAGCTTGTCCGCAACGTTCTTTACTGCCTCACGCTCCCAAGCTCCACCGTCTGCCTCAAACAGTGCCGCTCTTCCGTCTTTAAGTCTGATTAAGAAATCGCTTTCCGGTTGTTCAACCTCTAAAAATGTTCTGTATGGTTTCAACGTAACAATCGGCTTAATTCTTTGTTCGCCAACTAACTGAATACCACTCTTGACAGTTGCTGACTGCGTGATACCGTCGTCTTTTGTCTGTACACTCTGTTGGTCTGTTATGTTACCAAGCAACTGCACAAGATAATCTCTGTCCTCTGTCGGTGCAAAACGCGATTTTAGACAGATAATCATATTTTCAATGCTTATATACTCGTTAAAATCGAAACCGATAAATTTTGCTTCGGCAGTAAAAGGTCTTTCACGTTGCATATCATCTCTGATTGCACCGAACACGTGTACTCGTTCTGCTGATGTTGCTCTGACGAACAGCGGAAGATTATACTCATTCATCTCTTGTTTTATCATCTCTGCCAAACCGCTTAGACTTGAAAGGACTATTGTATCAGCAAGTTCGTTTTCAATCCTATATAAGTGCTTGTCCGAAAAAGTGCCTTGCACTGTTTCAATCACCTTTGGTCCTGTCATATCCTCGATTTTTTCAATAAACTCTCTATCAATCATTATCTTTATCCTCCTTTAAATTACATTACTTTCTTAATCGCTATAATCTTTGGCTCATCTTGCTCCGAGCCGTCTAATGCCATTTGCCCCGGTACTTGTGGCAACATTTCAACCAATGCTTTGCCCTCGTCCGATTCCGTCAAGTACAACGCACTTTCAATGTTGTTCGTTGGTGTCAATGTTGACTTAACCTGTGTTGACATTTTGATGTTCTGTCTTTCACTGTCCGGCTTTAGTGATAACGTCAATGTTATCTTTCTTACTGCGCCCGCCTTGGTGTTCAAGTCGGCGATATTATCAACGACCTTGCTTAGCTCATAGTCCAATCTTTCACCGATTGCGCCTCGAGCGACCTCTAATAAATTTGCATTACCCACTTTTTATCATTCCTTTCTTGATTTTTTTATTTTTTGTGGTATAATATATGTAAAACATAGATTAATCTATGTAATTACCTTTGACCGTTTCGAGTTGCACCTCATACGGTCTCTTTTTTTATGCTGATTTTGCAATGGCAGCCTGCTCCAAGATTATCATTGCTTTTGTACATTTCTGTTTGCTTAAAGGTTTCTTCTGCGTATATCGAACAGAATTTTAATAGTGTATCGCCAGTTTCCTTGTATTGATACATTGCTCTGAAAATCTTGCACGCTTGCTCTATTGTTTCCGCCTCGATGATTATCCAGCCACCCTTAAATGGCTGTCCCTCACTGCCGAATGTAATGTAATAGTTATTCATTCTCTTTTACCTCCCAATCATATTCATCATTATAAATTCTGTCATAATCAGTATCGCACTAAATGCAACAACCGATATAGCATACTTAATTTTTTCAGACATTGCACACCTCGTTTCTTTTTACGATGTCCAAAACTTGCTTAACCTGTCTGTCGAACTGCTCTGGTGTTAATTCACCATCCGCCTTACGATATTTTTTATTACATACAATATCTCTTGCCACTTCTGCTAAAATTCTTATACCGTCTATGTTCATAACTGACATATTTCGGCGAATTTCTCTTATTAACTTAAACATCTCTTTTACCCCGCTTTCGTTTCTTCTCGTCCTCTTTCATCAGCTTTAAGCTGATTATCAGTCCCACACCGAAACTAATCAGCGCAATTCCTATTGTGTTCATTTGTTTACCTCTCTTTACTTCCTCACAGGCACACAGGAGCCGTCCGCAAAACAGATTTCATTAAAATTTAAACTCATTGGGAAAAGTCTACTTTACGGATAATATGCGGACAGCCCTTGTCTGCCTGCAAGGTGTTTTATTATGCTTTACGCATATTTGTAGCTGTTGGCGTGTTCTGTTTCACGCCATTTTTCAAATGCTTTCACATCAACGTACCATTTCTGACCCAACTTGTATGCCGGAAAGCCTTTGACATGTACCCAACGTTGTACAGTATGCTCCGGTATACCGTACATTGTGCGGAATGTCTTTAAATCTACTTGCTTTACTTCTACCATTACTTTTGCCATTGTTTTTCACCTACTTTCTATTTGTCATTGTGAAATTCTTGATATTATGCTATAATCACCGTAGAATGGAGGTGATTATATGAGAATTTACGCAAATCTACTTGGTAATTGGACTGACATAACCGAAACTGGCACAGTAGCTGACTGTCAAAATCCTGTAACATATTTTACAGAAAACTTAACATTTCTTGAAGGCTCTACCGTTGCCGAATGTTTTAAATATGGATACATACACGTTCAATACCAAGGTCACGACTATCGCTTACACCCATCTATGATACAAATTATAGATGACTAATATCTTTCATTTCTAATGCGATATTTTTTTGTATAGATTCGGCATCTCCCAAAGGCAATTTACAAGATGCCGAATCATACATACGTTCGATAGCAATTTTTAATCTCGACCACTCGTAACGTTTTAACCCCGAAAGCATTTCTGCGATCGCTTTTATCTTTTCTTCACTCATTGCTCCTCACCTACTTTCATTTGCGCCGTTTTTTTGTTCTTGCAGATATGAAACCAACTTTCAACACAATATCCATCACTTTCAAAGATGCAAGATATGATTAAACCTATTGATACTTCTGTACTTTTCCAGTTATTTGTGTTATAAACTGCTATTGCAACACTTATCGG